TATACACCATCTATAATTCCACCGTGTCCGTTATCAAATATGTATAAGTTTTTACTATCCAATTTTATTGGTTGTCTGCAACATTTACAAATCTTCATTTTTTTTGATGTTTTTAAAATCGCTTGTTACTTCCTTTGCTCTTGCAAATAAGTTTTTTAAAGATGCCCACAAATCAATTCCTTTTACGGCTTTATAGTTTTCGTTAATAGAAATAAGTTCGATTGACACAAGAACTAAAGCAAGAACTTTTGTAGTTAGTAATTCAATACTAAAAAACGAAATAACAATATCATTTAATAGAAAATAATCCATAGCATAGAATAGCATAACCGTTGCTTCATAAAGTAATATCTTACTTACAATAGCTGATAATCTTCTGCTTGTTACTTTTGTTTTTGTTTTTCTGGCTTTCCAGATTCCAGTAATTGTGTCCATCAGCACGGCAAAGCCTATCAAGATCAATATACCACAAATCGGCATAAAGAACGCACTCACAATCGCTACAAGTTTCATAGAATAAGTATTTAGTTTGTTTAATAAAAGTATGACTTGTGTTTTCATATTATAGTTGTTCCGATATTAGCCAAATTATTTTTAATAATAGAAATATACCAAAGCTTTGTACGTATAATTCTGTACTCGTAAACATACAAGAAAAGGCACAGAAGCATCCAGCAAGAAAATATAATACTGCAAGTACGTTTTGATGGTTTCTAATATCCATTACTCAACAGGTATTTCTTCACTCCATTCTGGCGTTTGCATAAGTGCCAAAGCCTCTTCGTGTGTTAAAACTTGTAAAGGGACTATTGTTCCATCTTCTATAAATGTTGGTGTGTGATGCCATTTTAAAACAAATTCAGTTAAAGCTAAATTCATTCTAATCGTATCAATACTTGTTTCTCCAACTTGTGAATAGTCTACTGCGTTGGCTGCTTCTATGTCTATTATTGCGTAATGTTCAAATCCGTGCATTTTATTTTATTTTAATTCGTTTTTATGTAGGTACATCAGTACTCCTTACTACCGTGTTATCTAATACTCCATCATTTCCACCTGTTCCACTATCCGTTGCCGTTAATCCTGTGCCTTCAAATCGCCACCAAGATAGTGGACTTAATGAAGAGATATCGTTAGGAACGCCTGTTCCATATATTGCAGTTACATCACTTGCAGAAAGTTGAGAATTAAAATAACTTGCCTCGTCAATGTTGCCATTAAAGAATAACGCTGCACTACCTCTACCACTTATATTGAAATCTGCAGTATTTGAAACAGAAGCTGGTGTATTATTTGCGATAGAGAATATAGTAGTGTCTATCCCGTCATAATATAAATTAAATCCGCTAATATCTTGTGAGCCGTCATAAGTTAAAACAACATTGTGCCAATTACCATCAGTAATTGAACCATTTAGACCTGTTTGTCCTTGTATTGCGGCAGTTGAGGTAGTTGTTCCTAAAGCAAACTTGAAACGATTTGCACTCATATACAAATTATAACCATTATACGGAGAGGCATTTGTTTGTTTGGCTATCATCAATTGAGTTGCAGTACTTGTAGTTTTAAACCAACAAGAAAGAGAATAGGCATCAGTCCCATCATCTGCCATATTTAATACGTTACCCATTGTAACAAAGGCATCCATTCCATCAAGCTCTATACTTTGAGTATTGCTAAAGCTTGGTGTTGCACCTGTTCCTGTTAAGTTGGTTTCTGGACTCCAAGAATCTGCGCATATTTCTCCAAAATCTATTGTATTATTTGTTGCTGATTTTCCGAATCCATTCGTGTTGTTTACTGCTGCCTGTCCCCAATCTATCGTGTTTGCCATTTTTAATATGTTTTATGTAGTACAAAGTTTGCACTATGTATTTCGTCTTGTGTTTTAGCTTGTCCCCATTCTGCCGTAATATCTAAAGTGTTTGCAATAGTTGAATCAAAAGCTTCTACATCTTGAAATACATAGCCCTCTAATCCCCCTGTGTTTCGTGTATATGCAAAATTTCCATTTGTACAAATACTTCCTGTTGCTCCAATAGCTGCTATTGTAAAATCAATTTCACACTCCCACCCTAAACCTGTCGTTGGACTTAAAGAAATAGTGCCTGTTGTTGCTAATACTGTTGCACCACTCTTAATTCTTATTGTGATATCGTCGCCATTTTGTGCTGAAATTTCGCCACCAATTTTTGCGTGGTATGAATCGCCAACAACAAAGTGATTAGCAGGAATTGTTAAGCTTCCTACTCCTGTTCCTACTATACTTGTTTCTGTTGTTGTATTTGTTAGTGTTGCACTAACTACCGTTTGTGCGTATAATCCTGTCGTTGGTTGGTTAAAAGATAAAGTTCCAGCACCATCAGTTTTTAAAACTTGTCCAGCCGTTCCATCTGCCGTAGGAAATGAATAGGCATTATTGAAGCTTATAACATCAGCAGCACTAATTTTAAAGACATCTGCGCCACTATTTTGAAAAGCCAAGTAAACACCGTTTAAATCTATTGTTCTATTGCTTCTAATAGTGCCATCTACAAGATATATATTTTCTCCTGCAATAGCTGCTATTTCTGCGCCTGTGATTTTCTTTGATACATAACCACCTGCGCCATCACTTTCTGCAATAACAAATAAATCGTTATTCGATAAATTAGCACTCTTTGCCGTTAGGTCGCTGATCTTTATTTCTGCCATAGTATTTATTTAAAAACGTCTGTAAACGCTTTACGTTTTTTTCTTTTGGTGTATAGTGTTTCTTCATAGTACCCAACCACTAAAGTTAGTATCTTCGTTTGGACTCATATCACTTCCTGTATTTGTATTAAATTCTGGAAAGTCCGTGTTGTTGTCGCAAATATATGCCACGCATCTTTCTTTGTAGTGCATATATGTTTGACGTTGTTTTTCTACTAAAAAATCTATTTCTTCTTTACTTACTGTTTCTGAATTTTCTGCTCCGTGTTTATATACTCCTTTATTAGCTATTGTAACGGCACTAAAAGGCAAGAATTCTAACATAGCTGCGTGAATCAAACTTGGCTTAATGTAAATTTCTAATAAGTCTTTGTATGGATTCGCTAAAGTTCCTGCAATTATTTCAGCTTGTATCTTTTCAAGTAGTTTAGTTCCTAATAAAGATTGTATATGTATGTCTTGTGCGATCGAAACGTACTGAATAAATTTATCCGTGTCTATGTTTCCGTTCATATTTGTAAAACGAATCGCGTCCTGTCTGCTTATTAATAGTGCTTTTGCCATATCTTTTATTTATTGCTTGGTAAAAAACCTTGATTAGGCATATCAATAGGTCTTTGACTTACTCTTTTGTCATTCCTTATTTTGTAGCCATACTTCGCTGCTTTTGCACTTGATATTTGAACGGCTTTAGGACTTCTTACATCTATGCCAGTACCCTCAAAAGCTACATAAATCTGCTTGTTCCATCTATGATAGCAATTACCCCCACCTTTAAACTTCCAAATTGAATAAGTATTCGTGCCTTTTGGCCCCCAACCTTTATTAACTTCACTTTTGCCCATTCTAATAATATCTTCTTTACGATATATCTTATCTGCTCCCATCATATTAGTACAAAAATCTCTACTATTTGACTTCTTTTCTCCTGCATAAACATAACGTGTTATAAATTTAACACTATCTATAACCCTATCTTGACCACTTTTTGCGTTTGGAAATGCCGTTCCTGTACTTACTAAATTTATTAATCTATCCTTTAGGCTTAATTCCGTTTTTATGTCGCTTGAAAGTAACGTATTTTCGTCTTCGTCTGTGTCGTAGTCTACTTCAAATTCATCTATAAGCAACCAATCAGCTTTAGGCATTTCGCCAAGTTCTATGAGTTCTTTGCCTACAAAATCGCCACTTAATTCTAACCCTGTTTCTTCTTGTGCTTGTTCTTCTGTTTGTACGTTTTCTAAATCTACAAACTCCAAAGGCTTTAACGTTCTAAAGAATAAGTTTAAAGCTATTCCGTTATATGCAAGTATCTGATCGAAAGCATCTAACAAAAGTTCTTGCATCGGTGCAATTACCATATTTGAAAACAACGCAAACGAATCCTTTAATTCGTCTGAA